GTCTTCAGTTCTGCTGTTAGGAAAAGGTTTTGGGTTTGGTTGCGTGTTTGGATGCGTTGTGCGGTTTTGCGGTTGATGTATGTTGCGCCTCTTGATGAGTTGCATCGAGCGCATGATCCGACGAGGTTGGATCTGTCGTATGGGTCGCCTCCTCTGTCTAGTTCTATGAGGTGGTCACATTGGGTTGATGGGGTTCTTTTGCCTCGTTGTAGGCACCAGTGACATTCGGGTTGTTCGTCTAGGACTTGGCGGCGTAGTTGTTTCCATCTGGCGGTTTGGTAGATCGGGTTCCCTGTCATCTTCAAGAGCGTAGTTCAAGGTCAAGAGATACTGACGCCCACAACGGAAGAGCACCGTTGCGGTTGTCCTCACTTGTCATGAGAGCGCGTGTGGTTTGACTCCCCCACTATTCGGAGATGTCTCTCGCTGGAAGCCTGTCTAGTTTGTTCGGTGGACAACCATTCGCCTTATTCGTTAGGGAACGCTGATCAGCCATGTCGATGCATGGCCGCCTACCCACGCTTCCGTGTGTTCCCCATTGGCATGATTCAGGGCCATGCCGGGGCTAGTGACCTCTCGTCTAACGGTCTGATGGTTCTCGGTTGTATGTCAAATTATGTTAAAGCGTGATCATGTCACATGGGTGTCGGACTGGTCAAGCCGCTCCGACCTTGGAGCCTGTGGATAATGATGTGGAGATCTTTGGGCCGCCATACATGGCATTCGGCGTACTCGCCCAGAGCGGTGATCCATTCAGCCTGATGCGGAGACACTTTGCCTCGGTCACTCTTTAACTCGGCGAACACCAGCCCTCTGCTGGGATGTACTAAGACGAGATCAACGAATCCTGCGTCACCAGAGATTGGTGTCATCCATCGGCCCTCCGAGTTCACCGCTCGAGTGTGCTGAACCAGCCAACCGTAATAGTGCGCCAATGTGATGACCTTCTGTTGGAAGTGCTTCTCAAGCATTGACCATCAGCCTTGTCGGATCATCCAGTTCGGAGATCGGGCAGTTCAATGTGTCCAGACGGTACGGTCTGCCACTGTCCATCAGATCGCCTTGAGCGTGGAAGGTGAAGCGGTCACGCTTTGATGGTTCACATGATGCGACAATCCAGCCACGAGTCAAAGACTTGTCTAGATGAACAAAGATCCAAACCGATGAGCCTTGTTTGTGTTCCCATTGTTTACCAAACACTGCGCACACATAGTGCGGTTGAGGTGTAGTTGATGTACGCATTGTTTTGACTTCCACTGTGCGAGCGTCACCAAGCAGAAGATCATATTTACAATCCCGATCGCTGAAGTAGCAAGGTGACCACTGGTTAATCCAGTTGTACACCGCTATCTCGCCAAGTGCGCCAATCAGCGTGTCTTGCTCAAAGTTGGTCTGCCCTTCTGTCGGTACACCTTTGCGTGTGATGAGGTGAAGTTCAGCGCGTTCAATGTCTCTGTCGGTGATTGTGAACGGGATCATCAGAATGGGCCTTCTTCAGATGACGTCTGCTTGTTCTTTAAGACGGTGATGAGCGTTGATGCAGCCGACTTTGTAGTTGGCATTGCGTCGGAATGTCCGAGAGCCCTGATCATGCGAAGTTGAGCATCGGTTGGCAGAGACGGAAGACTGTCAAGTGGTGGTCTGCCTTCGGCGGGCTTCTGTGAGCCTGTTTCAGTCTGACGATTGCGCACCTCTTCCATTGAGGCCATCTTGCCGAACGGCATCATCAGCCCGATGCATCGCCCGAGTGCGCTGGTGGATGCATTCATCATCTCGGATCCTCTCGTAAAGGAGGACTTACCCGGGATTGGTTCCCAAGCACATCCTCGCGCTGGGATGAGATCGTCTGGTGTGCGATAGACAGTCATGGTCACGGAGATGAAGGTCTGATCTCCGACGGTGACAACTTCGGGCGGTGATTCTACGACACGCAGATCGGGCCACTTGTCGAGTGCTAACGCGAAGCGCGATGGGACATCCACATAGTTGGACAGATCCATTAGAGTTCCATCTTGTTTAAGAACTCGCCAAGAGCCAGCGCGCTATCAAACTCGCCACCGTCAAACTTGAGTGCTCGAGCGTAGTCGTGGACTTGCTTGATGTGGAATGCGTTGTCGGAGCGTGGGTCATCCATCTGCTCAACGAGGCACTCGGCGAGTCCTCCAGCAATGTTCTTCCATGCGATGATCTGACCGCGCAAGTGCGCAACCAAGATCCGATATCGGTCGGATGTTGCCTCCATCTCTTGCAAGATCTGGCGAGCCGTGTCGTCTTCCATGTTTGTCTCCTGTCAGGGTTTGGTGTTCTCATCATGACTGATGGGTGTCGCAGAGTCTCTCAATCCTTGATCGGTCGGGCCGTGGAGCCCCAACATCCACCTTGATGGTATTCCTCGCACAAGGAACAGAACACTTCTGGAATGACAACACCAGAACATTCATCGCAGACCGTCTCGTCTGCGTCTTGTCCAAAATGGAATTCGCATTTGTCACAAATTGCAACACTCATAATTGCCTCCTGTCGGGATGACTGTTAATTGAGTCTAACACATTTTCAAGTCGGAGTCAAGGATCCACTTTTGAGGTCAGTTGAATCCAGTAGCGTTCAGCCTCTAACTTGCGTCGCCCAGCGACCGTCAGCCCACCCCATATCCCTTGGAGAGCCATGTAGTTCGTGGGATATTGCATCGCATATTCGAGGCAGTCGGAGATCACTGGGCATGATCGGCAAATTGCTTTGGCAGTGTTTGTCTCGGCGGCGTTCTTGCGTGACTCTTCAGGGAACCACCATGAAGTTGGGTGTCCTCGGCATTCGGCACGATCAGCCCAAGATCCCAAGATTGGCGGCTCATCCATTAGCATGACAGTGACCAAGGTTGCCATCCACATTGACCGTTTGCTTCACGGCCTGAATAGAGAAGCCATGCGAATCGGAGGTTGATGAGTGGATCCTTCATCTGCTCAAATGTCCAGCCAAGTTCGTTGATCCAATGTGTGTGGATCTGGTTGATTTGCATGAGACCGTGATCGGGGCCTGAGTCTGCGTCTGGTATTCCACGGGATTCCCTCCAGCAGATGAAGCCAAGCCGATCCAAGACGGTGCGCTCATTGGGCCATCCAGCAATTAGAGCGGTTTGTAACCACTGTTGGCATTCGGTGTCCTCAGAGACATCCACAATGACCACTGGTGCCAATGTGGTGGTGGTCGTGGGGTTCAGTTCGGCGAGCCTGTCTATCTGTTGCTGAGGTGTCAGCATCTGAACGGTTGTCCTTGGAAAGACCGTCGGTGTCGGTGTCGGCTGGGGGCTGGCGTTGCCACCTCCTCCTCCAAACACGATCACAAGGCTCATATATAAGCCGAAGGTTAAAGATAGGAACTTGAATGGATTCATGGTGTGCCTCCAGTTGTCGGCCCACGGGTGTGGACTCTTGGCTCAGTTATTTGACCAAGCCGATGGGAGATTGTCAAGCATTCAACTCTGGGAATGCGGCGAGAGCGTTGCGGATGCCTCGAGAAGGAGCGTCGCCACAAACATATTGAAGGTGCCACGGCTCAGCCTGTGGGCCGTTCTTAACTTGCCAAGACCATCCAAACTTCTCTGCGTTGCCATCCAGCAACCATTCCAGACGCTCTCCTGATGCGTTAGCGATGTCAATGGCTAGTCCCCAGCCATGCGTGCTCACACCGGGGCTTGAACTTGGTGCGAATCCGTCGCGCAGATAGTAGATCTGTCCGTTCATCTTGCGTGTGATATTGCGCCCTTGTGGAGTTAGTGAGTATCTCTGCTTGAAGAGTGTGGACTGTGCGCCAAGTGTGCGATATGCGCCAACATGATCCAGCGTGATCTTGTCAAAGAATGCGGCCATCTTGAGACAGTTCCAAGCGGTAGCAGCATGTCGGTGTAGTTCACCGTTAGTGGGCCCAATCTTGCGGAGAACATCTTTGCGGAGCAGACCGTTCATGGCGTGTCGTAGATCTGTTGGCATCACAATCGGTCGCACTGGATAGTCAGTCATTGCTTCTTCCTTGCCACGATTGGTGGAGTCTCTGTTGTGCCTCGAATGCCGTTGCCGATTCCGTACCCAACAATAGAGCCGATGAGCCCTGTGCCAGCCGACTGCTCGATCTTGCTAGTGATCATCAACACTGTGATGGCGGCAAGACCAAACAAGACGATAAGAGCCTTCGGAGGGTTAGTAATGTTCATCAGAGTGGGCCGATGTCTTCCACAACAATGTAGGGCTCTTGGTTACCTGCGTGAGTTAATTGTGGCGTGCCTGTGGTTGTGCTTGCCAACGCGCATCCGACTACCGTCTTGGCACCACTAGCAAAGCCTCCGATATACATCACGGTCATTCCGTTAGTGACTTGAGTTGCTGAGCCGATGTTGTAGAGAGTCGTGTTCAGTTCGGTTCCAGCGGCACTTCCCAAATACAACGCTAGTGAGATATAAGACCCTGAGACCGTTGCCGATTTGACTTGTGGCTCGTAATAGGTGATCTTATATCGTCTCGTAGAGTCGGCAGTCCAACTTACTGTGATGTCTGGAACTGCGGCCAATGAGGTTGTAATGTTGTAGTTTGAGGCGGCCGAAGCGAATGCGCACACACCAAACGGCATCCTGTTCATCTCTGCGGCAGTGAGGATCTGACCTACTGTAAATACATCATTAACTGCCATCTCATGCGGCCCTGTAGGTGACATTCCATGTCAGAATGTCTCCGGTCGCCCAAGTCAATGGGATTGTGGAACTGGTTGCAACTAGAACTGCGTAAGACCCTGCTGAGTTCATTGCCCTGACACGCATTTCTGTTGCTGATGCCCAAAGAACCTGCAAGTTATTCATTGCTCCAGAAGAAGTGTCGTAAAGGTTGCATAAGCCTAAAGGTAAAGCGGTGTAACCCATGCTGGAGTGAATGTTTACAGGTGGCGAAATTCCTATGCTGCCAGTGATTGCCGAGGTGCTACCTAAAGTCAATGTTCCTGTGACATGCACAAAATCGTTCACTCTAGCGTACTGGCCTGTCAATGTCCCGTTGCCAAGAGTGATAGCAGTCAAGGTCGGCGTGTATGCGGTGTAGGTGCCGAGGACAGTGTTGCCAATCGCGACCTTTGCCTCGAGTGCTTCCACTGCGTCGTTGATGTTTGCGTGTTGAGTCGCGTGATCGGGTGATGTTAAGAGATCACTTGCGACTGGGTTTGTGAATACATCTAGAGTCGTTGGGTATGTGATTGCCATGTTACCAGCCTAGTCTTCCTGCGTTTTCCGCGGTTGTGTCGTTGTAAGTGTAGTCGGATTGATTATAGAAGATCTCGGAGTTGTAGGTGACTCCAGTACCGCCGAGCCTACCAAATGTGGAGGAGTCCAATGTAAAGAAGTTTGTGTATGTCAAGGGGCTGGTGTAGACCTCCATGTAGGTCGCCGACGGTGTGACCGACATTGACCAGCCTTGCATGATCTGCGCGCTCACATAGTCCGTTGGTGATCCGGGCTTCTCATAGGAGACGGTCACGACTGGGATGTTCGCATAGATTGCTCCGAGTAGCGGACTGATGTCATTGTTCAGATCTGAGACGCTGATCTGGAAGGACAACTCAGAAGGGTCGGAGCGTGAGAATACTTGCCAGTTGGCGAAGTCGTCAGCCTGCTGGATGGTGTTGTCCACGGTAGAGAACTCTGCTCCGTAGTACCCATATGCGGCCACACTTGTCGCATCTGAAGCGTTCTGTTGCGCGACGGTCGTAGGGATCACGGTACAAGTGTTCAGATAGTTGGAACCAAGAGCGATGCGCTTAATGTCCGAATAGCCCATCTGATTGAGGCCATCGCCTTGGCGAGCGAACACGATTGTGCCGGGTGCAAGATCGTCTATCGCGCTTCGAGCGTAAAGATAGACACCCAAATCTGTGACACTCAGCCAACCTTGCTCGGTGACCATGTTCAAGTTGAGACGATTTAAGACTGTGCCTGTGTAAGTCTCAGCGGCCGCTTGGGAGTCGCCAACGCCATTCAGGACTATGGATGACGAAGTAGGCATCAAGGTGGAGAACTCATTGTCAATTTGTGTCAGAGTTGTCTCTTGGTTCAAGTATTGCTCAAACACTTGGGTTCGGCCCATACGACCGAGAAGGTCGGTGCATATGATCGTTGCGGTGGAGCCTGCGCCGAGGCCGCCTAGGTCGTTGTAGAGAACCTCTTGGACATAGAACCACTGATAGAAGCCGCTAGTTGTTGAGGTCAGCCAAATCTTGTCGTTCAAGATGTAGGCATCGGCTTGCCCTGCGTCGTTCCTAATGCTCAACACAAGTGAGCCGGGGCTCCAAGAATCAAACTGGGTGCGGCGACCTGTGGAATATTGCATGGACTGGATCTGTGAAGTGACATCAGTTGCGCCACGCTCCACTTGCCACACATGCTGGCCCATTAGTTCGCTCGAGTGTTCACGGGGACTGGGCCTGCGGTGCGGTTGTAATCTTGGAGGGCTCTAACGACTGCTTGAGGGTCGGCTCCTTGAACATTGACCGTGATGGTGTTGCCACCGATAGCGGCATTAGGTGTAATCATTCCGCTGGATGATGGGGTGAAGATCTCTGGGCCGCGCTCGCCCACAATGTAGGAGCCTCCGCCCACCACGGATCCACCGTTGCCACGCGCTCCTTGGATGCCGACACCGAAGCCGAGATCCACACCGAAGCCTCTCTGGATTCTTGCAAGGTATTCGTCGGCGGCCGCAAGGTCGCCAGTGTCCACAAAGATCTTGAGTTGATTCTGTTCGCCGAATGTCAGACTCAGAGCGGTGGCAAGGTCGGCGACTGCTCGAATGTGATTGCGGACTTCTTGCTCATATATGGCGACTTCTTTGGCACCTCCGCCGAACGCTTTGACTCCTGCTTCGTACACTGCGCCGAGCGATGTCTCAAGGTTGGCGAATGCCTCTGTGGTGTCCAGAGTGCCAAGCAAGATCTGCCATTCTTTTGTGAGTGTGGACAGTCCATCTCCTTGGTCTTCTAATTCAAGGTTGATGAGGGCCAACTGTTTGCGACTGGTCTCAAGCCGTGAAGCCACATACCCACCGTAGGCATCGCCGAGACGCTTCGCTTCTGTAGCGGTCGCCTTTGCGTTCTCTTCGTTGTCGTTGAAGAGCCCACTGATCTTGCTGATAACGCTGCCAACTGCGCCATCTGACAGTGACTTCTTGAAGCCTTCCCAACCACTGGTGCCTTGCTTGAAGTCGTTTGTGACTGCCACTAACGCGTTGCCAGCCTCAATGACAAAGCCTGCCCAAAGATCACTGAGACTGTCCACGGTGTCTCGGTATTCCTTAGCCCTAGCAAGTTCCGCATCGGAAATAACTTGCGCACCAGAGACCGCATCAAGAGACTTCTGGACTTCTTTAGAACCAAGGTTGATCAGTTCAGCCATTGACTGCCAGCCCTTGCCAAGGAGTTGAGCCGCAGTAGTAGCGCGCAATGCTGGATCCTCAATCGCGTTAAGTCTGTCAATGACCGCCAAGAAGGTTCCGTTCACATCAGTGAGGCCCGAGTCAGTGCGCACAACATCCACGCCTAACTGCTTAAACACTTCAGGAGTTGCGCCAAGCGTCTTGTTCATCTTGCCGATAGCCGACTCAATCGTGCCGGCTTCAATGCCGATGTCGCCACCGACTTCAATGAAGCGTGAAGCCTGCTCAACGGACAGACCTGTAGCGTCGGCAAACTTGCCTGATGCTAGGGCAAGGTCTTGGAATGCTCCGATTGCTTTAACTGCGAAGCCTGCGAGAGCCGCACCTCCAGCAAGTGCTAACGCTCCAGAGTTTGCTTTGACTGCGTTGAGAGCAGCGTTGCCTCCAGCCTTAAACTTGCCCATCGCGCCAGTCGCATTCGAGACATCAGTCTTGAAGTTGGCAAATGCGGCCTTAGCCGACTTGATACCTTTGTCCGAGAACTGCGTGACAATTGGGAGGTTAATTGCCATCAGCGCACCTTCATCAATTCTTGGTTTGAGCGATAGATCACACGGTCAATAGTAGGGCCGAGTTCACGCTGGAAGTCTGGGATTGCCTTCTCGCCACCAGCCCACATGAACCGAGACGGTGAACGACCTAGACGCTCATTAAGCAATGGCACAAAGTTAGGTCTTGCCCGTGGGCCTTCTCCTGCGCTTGATCTTCTGCCAGCCATGTCCATCATTGCCAATGCCGCGCCAGTAGTGCCGACCGTGATCACTGCGATGGTCTCATACTTTGCGCCCTTGTCAATGTTGCGCCGACGCGCTCCTCGAGTGTTCGTCTTAACTTTGACACCTTTGTTCTTGGAGTTATACCAGCCCGTGCGCTTGCGGTGCTCCATTCCTGACATGGGCGCACCGGAAGGAATTAACTCGTTGATGGCGGCCACAACGGTCTTCTCACCAATGCGCTTGATGTCGCGACCGATCTCAAGGCGCAACTTCTTGTCCACTTTGTTGATGATCTTGAGAGACTCCTTGAGCCCTTCAATCTCCATGCTTGCGGTCAGATCTACGGCCATCTACTTCTTCTCGTTCTGTTCAACGATGAGACGAATCATCTCATCAATTATTGCTGGCGGTGTTTCCATCAAATCCAACGGGCTGATCCCTGTGCGCACCGCTAACTGTGCGATCAGGTTGGTGGCCCTTCCGACTTTCCCTCCGCTTTTGGGATGAAGGTGATATCTCCCACTTCGTCTAAGAACTGTCCAAACACTTTGACTGTGATCTTCTTTGTGCGCAACGCATCCCACGCGAGCCATGCCAACTGCTTGAACTTCATGTCATCCAAGAACTTGGACACGGATGTCTGTGGGTGTTGATCTTCCCAACGAGATGCGACACCGTAGGTCACTGGGGCCTCGTATGTCTCACCGTTGAGCATCTCAACTCTGAGTGTCATTCCTATCATGTCGGGTCTCCTAGGGTTATGGGGTGATGTCGCGTGCGAATGTTCCACCAGTGAACGATGCTTGAATGACCGCTAATTCTCCAACCGTCGCAGATCCGAGCGGCGTGAATTGGGCCAGCATCATATTGGAACAAGTGTATTCTGGATTGCTCGCCGATTCTGATGAGCCTGCTGGTGAGATGACCAGAGTGGTGGTTCCTGTGCCGACTGCGGCAAAGAGTGTCGCCTCTGCGGAGCCTGCGCCGAAGTAGTCAAACATTGTCAATTCAACCGATACTGATTGGAGGCCTTTGACATAGATATGACCGAGATCGCCGAACGATGTGGACTCGAGAGCGTCATAGCCGACAGTCAAGGTTGCGCCTGAGCACATTGTGCTGACATCCACGGCCCCGATGAGGACTGTGGGATTAGCCAAGTAGGTGGTTGCGGTAGTTGCCATTATTGTTTCCTTTGGTTAAGGGACTCGCCTTGAAGCGATCCGAATTGTGAGGTCGTATGCTGGAAGTTCTGCTGATCCGATTGTGGCGACAGACGGGGAGCCCGATACCACTGCGATCTCCGAGTTCATGATTGTGTCCACCACGCCAAGAATGTAGTCAGTCGCGTCACTGTTACCGGGTGGGGCTCCGAGGACTCGAAGGTCAATGGTGATGTCTGCGATCTGATTGTTGAAGCAGGTGAAGGTGGGGAGTTCAACGAACACTGTGAGGGGTCTTGCGTTGCGTGGGTCGGTGACTGGGACAAGACCGAGCGCGACGAGGGATGCCGCAACTGTGTTGATTGTGCTCGCAAAGAAGCCTTGATAGATTTCTGTGCCAACATAGGTAAAGTCTTGCGAGTTGTAATACTGAAGCGGCGCATTGTATTGATAAGTGACTGCCATCTCATGCCACTTGCGCTCTCTTGATTCCGAGAAGCGAATTGATGCGCCCCATGGATGCCACTGGTGCAGAGATAGTCATGTCTTGGAAACTGTTGAAGGAGTCAATACTGCCGCGTTCCCTATACAACGAAGCGGCCATTAAGACGGTGCCTGCTTGTACGGCCGCATCTGGAACCACTGTCATTGAGTCATGATATCCAGCCTGTGACCGACGCTTAAAGCAGTAAGCATTGGCCGCATCGACCGCGCTAGTCATGAACGCAGTGTCATTGGCCGTGGCACCGACAATGCCCAAGAACTCGGTAAGCATTGCCACGGTGATCCATTCGCAGTTCGTTGGCACTACCCAAGTCAAAGTCCCTACCGGGCTGACTGCGCTCCGACCAAGATCGTCCGCAGTGACTTGGAAGAGGATCTGATTCTTGACTACGACTTCAGTGTTGAAGAGATAGTCACCTTCATCAGAGACACCAGTGAACAAGTAGATCGGTATTTGG